CCACGCAGGGCAACGAACCGCCGCACTGGCCGCCAACGCACTGGCAGCCGGGAGGGCAGTCTTCGTTTTTTGCGCATGGGCCAGAGCACGGGCTAGCGCAGCACGGCGAGCAGGTGCTCCCGAGCATGATGCCGACTGGATACATGCCAGCCGCGAAGGCGAGGACGAGCCACGCCAGGAGCGAAGGCGGATCGGCGGAGACGATGGCGGCGAGGAGGTCTAGCATTGGGCGGCGATGAGGAACCAAGCGGTGCCATCCTTGGCGACGGCACAGTTGCGAGACGACGCTGCCGTGCCGATGGCAGCAAATAGATTCGTCGCGCTCAGCGTTGCTGTCGAGCCGCGCAGCGTTACCGTTTTCTCACCGTTGATCGACCACGCGCCGGTGAACGTCGCCACGCGGAAGGTCTTGCCCGCAACGCCGCCCGGTGCCGAGCCGTAGGTGATCCCTGGCTGATCCCGTTCGCCACCCTCGACGGTTCGCACCACCTTGGCGATCCGCTCCGCAGCGGGCCGCGTGAAGGTCACGCGCTCAGTCTTCGCCGGTTTGCCGTCTGGCTTTTGTGCCATGCGTCACCTTAGAAGGGCGGCGTGCCGAAATATGTGGCGAACGCCACGGCGGGATTCACGCGACGCTCAAGGATCGTGGGAGCACCGGAGCCAGTGAAGTCGGTGTTGAACCGGATGCTGCCGTCGTCGTTCAGCGCCATCACGCTGGCAGACGCCACCTTTTCGTTGTCCACGAAGACGTAGCACCGTTCCTTCTTCCTGTCTGAGCCGCTGCCGCTGATGTAGTTCCAGCCGACGTTTGGCAGAAAGAGCTTGTAGCCGCTGGCCTTGTACGAGAGTTCGGCCGTGACTTGCCAGTAGTTCACCTGCGCCCCGTTCACCACCTCGGTTGCCTGCTGGCCGCTGATGCCGTGGCACATCCACTGATGAGCACCGGCCCCCAGGAACGAATCAGAGTTCACGGCCCCCGTGACGGCGACGGCGTTGGCAATCGGGAACGCCGAGCGGTTGCCAGAGATCGACAGCCGAAGTTCGCCCTCGATGCCGGTGGCCCCTTCGATGATGTCGCCCGCTGTGTTGATGAGCGGTTTGATGTCGTTGTTGCCGTTCCCGTTGTAGAAGCGGAAGACGGGGATGGAGATGCCGCTCGTGGAGAACGACCAGACATCGGCACGCGAGAGCGGGCTGGCGTTGTATTCCTGCGTGCCGCGCTGCGGCGTCTCAAACGAGTAGACGGCCTCCGCTTGGTAGGCATTTGACTCTGTGACTTGCCCATCAACGCACAGCAGGTAGGCGTATTCGGGGTGCGCCGTGCCGTGCGAGTATCCGCCCGCCCCGATGATTTCTTGCGTGTTCGTTGGGGCATCAAGGTCAAAGGCTACGCGAATCTGCGCAGAGGGGCTCTCGCCGAAGCGGTGCGAAAAGGAGCGGCCGATTTCGCGGTATCCAACAACAGCCATTATGCACCCATGATTTCGACGGGGACGGCACCCAAGCGGTCGAGCTTGTTTTCCAGTTTCCGCAGTTGGTCAAGTTGCTTGCGGTATTCCTCAATCGCCGGGTCGTCACGGCCCGTGGCCAGCCGCACGAGTTCCGACGCGCCCTCCTGCGTGCGGATGTCGGCAACCTGGAGCGGCTGCTGTGCGGTGCGACGCAGAGCGGCGAGCCGGTCTTCCTCGACGCTGGCCCGCTCTTCGATGATTTGCAGTTCGAGGTTGCGAATCTCCTCCAGCCGCTTGATGCGGTCGTTGAAGAGTTGCTGCTGTTTTTGAATGGCTGCGTCGAAGCCCTTCGGATCGATGAGTTCGCCTTCCAGCTGGGCCTTCGCCTTCTCCAGCCCACGCTGGAACTCAAGCCCGGCCTGCACGCCCGCCTGGCCAAACTCGCCAGCCTTGGCGATGACGGCATCCATTTCGTCCTGCGCGCCGCGAATCGCCTGCTGGATGTCGTTGGCGTTGAAGCCGAAGTCGAGCGTGTCCTGGGCGGCGGCCTGGGCTTGGTCGAGAATCTGGAGCCGCCGCATGGCGGCCTTCTCGGCCTCGGCGTCGCCCTTCGCACGGGCCTGCACGATGGCGGTCTCGGCCTCGTCGATCTGCCGCGTGATCGCCAGCAGGTTCTCGGCGGCGTCGCTTTCGTTGCCGAGGCCGTTCTGCCGGATGAAGGCATCGGCCCGCTGGCGGTCTGCTTCTGCCAGCCGCTCCGCAGCCCGCACGCGATCTTCGGTGGCCTTCCTGGCGGCCTCGGCGGCTTGTTGCTGGGCATCAGCCTCGCGGCCCAGCAATTCGATCTGCTTCTCGAAGTCCTGCCGCGAAGCCGTTACGGCACGGGCCAGCTGCTCCTCTGAGAGCCCGGCCCCTTCTGCCGCAGCCGCAACGTCTTCCAGCGACTTGACGAACCCGAGGAACGCCTTGGTGCCGTTGTTGCCGAGGGCCGCCGCCTGGGCCTGTGCCTTCTCAAGATCACCGGAAAGCCTGATGGAACCGTCGCCAGCCAAGCCGAGCGAGTTGACCAGTTCGGCAATCGCGGCGTTCGTGCGGCCCTCTTGGAGCGACTTCGCCATTTGCTCGCGGCTCGCGATGATCTCGCGGTCGAACTTCAGCCGGTCGGCAGACTTCTGGAAGCCCGCCCATGTCTTGTCGTTCGCAACGTCGTCGAGGTCGCGGATGAATCGGTTCAGCCCGCCAATCGCCTCGGCCGTCTCATCCGCCACGATCTTGCCGAAGCCTGCGAAGTTGGCCGTGAGTTGCCGCTTCAGCCCCTGCGAAGCAACGCCGAGCCGGTCCAGCGAATCGCCGAAGGCGTCGATCTCGGCCCGCTGCCGGTCGGTCAGTGCCCCGCCGATCCGCTCCAAGTCCACCGCAGCGGCACCCAGCTGCCGGAACACCGGCAGCAACTCGGCACCGCTCTTGCCGAACAGGGCCACCGCCGTGGCGGCACGCTTCGCCGGGTCGGCTATGCGGGCAATGGCGTCGGCCGACTGCGTGAAGAGCGTCTCGGGGTCGGCGTTCCGCACGTCCTCCGTGCTCAGCCCCAGCGTCTTGAACGCAGCGGCAGCGTTCTTGCCGCCATCGCGGGCATCGTCCACCGAGCGCAGGAACTTGGTGAAACTGCCGCCGAGCGCCTCAACGCTGGTGCCCGTCTGATTCGCAGCCGTCTCCAGAACCTGCACAAACCCAAACGAGACGCCAAGCCGTTCGGCCAACTGGCCCAGCCGCTCGACCTCGCCTTCGAGTTGCACGAGCCCACGGCCCACGGCCACGGCCCCAGCACCAAACGCAGCCAGCCCACCAAGGGCCAGCGTCGTCGGATTCACGAGCCCGGCGATAGCGGCACCAAACTGCCCAATGCCACCGCCGTTGGAGAAGATGCGGTTGAGCCCCTCGGCCGCACTGGAAATGCCCGAGAGCCTACCGGCCACGTTGCCAATCGGCCCCGGCAGGACGGCCAGCGTGCCCGCCAGTTCGTTGAAGGCAAGGTTGCCCTTCTTGCCCGCCTGCTCCACGGCCGCGTCGTAGCCCTTCGCAGCGGATTCGGCACGGACGAAGGTTTGCGTGGCCTGGGCCACCAGCGTGTTGAACTGCTGCTGCGTGAGGCTGCCAGCGTTGAGGTGCGTAACCAGCTCCTGCACTTCGTCGTCGTAGCGTCCAAGTGGGCCTCGGGCTTGCTCTTGCAACTGAGAGGCACGCGCTGAGAAGCGTGCGCGCTCCTGCTCTGACCGTGCCGCCTGTTCGTTGATGCCGATGGCGTCCGCTGACGCCCGCACATAGGCGTCGAGCTTCAATCCACCCATGTCGTAAAGCTGGGTGAGACGCTCGAGCCTGGCGGCCTGCTTCTCCTGAGACGTGCCGAAACGCTCGGAGATGGATGCCGCCTCGGCAAACGCCGCAGCAGTGCCAGAAGCCTCGGCCTGAATCTTCGCAAACTCTTCCGCGAACTGTTGGGCCGTGACCTGCCCCGTTTTCAGGGCCGACGTAAGAAACGCAATGTCAGTGGCCACCTGCCGCTGCGCCGCCGACGCACCGCTGGTGCTGCCCAGGAACTTGTCGAACAGCGACGCCGATGCGCTCGCCTGCTCGCCCAGCTTCTGGAGCGCCCGATCTACCGGCGTCAGGCTCTTCTGGAGACCACTGGCGTCTGCCGTGATCTTCATTGCCAAGCCGAGGACGGTAGCCATTACGCGGAGCCTTTCTTCGCCATGCGAGCCTTCGCCTGCTCAATGGCGTCGGCAATCTGGTTGTCGTGCTGCTTCGGCGTCTCGACCGGCACGAAGTCTTCGGCCTTGGGCGTGCGGCCTTTAGGGCAGTATGGCGCAAGGGATGCGGAGGCTAGCAGCCCCGTCTGCCTCCACGGATCGGGCAGCGGCTCAAAGAAACGGTGCATCGCCACCCACTCGGCAAACTCGCGAGAGTCCATCCGCTCTCCGAGTTCGCGGACAGTCATGCCGAGGTGGGCCGCCAAGCGGAACATGAACCGGCGCGTCGGCCTGGCGTTTAGGCTTTTCCCAGTTCTTGCACGTCCTCTTCCGTGAGGGCGTTGTGCTCCATCGCCTTCTGCCAAATGAGGCCCATAACCTTGGCGCTCTTCTTGCCCAGAGCGGCGATGTCCTCGGGCGTGGTGAAGAGCAGTTCGCCCTTCTCGTCGCAGATGACCTTCTGGAGAAACTTCGTGCGGAAGTTGTCCACGCCGGTCTGCTTCGAGCGGACCCACTCGTTTTCGTAGGCGTCCCGCTCGGCCACGCTCATCACGCGGATGTAGATGCTCCCGCCCCACGACTTCACCGGGACTTCGAGCAGGCCGAGATCATCCGCCGCAAGGATTTGTTGCTTGGTCAGCGTCATGGATTAGCTCACGATTTGAAAGGTTGCAGAATACCGCCGGGCGTCGTTCACCTGAACGCTGCCGCCCACGCCGGTACATACTGCAAAACCTGTCAAGCCGCCGACGCTGAACGATGCCCGCTGCCCATACGTTGCGCCGATCGGCGCAAATGCCTCAATGGAGAAACTGCCGAGGCTGCTGCTCCACGCTCCGCTGCGGCCGGTCGGCATGCCGCCGCCCTTCTGCCATGTGACGGAGTAAACCTCCGTCAGTGCAGATCCGCCCCAACTGACGGAAAAGCCTTGCGATGACGCGGCCATTTGTCACCCGATGGAGACGGTGACCGATCCACGAGGAACGTCGTTGACCGCCAGCGTCAGCGAGGCCGCCGTGACCGTCTGGCCTGCGGCAGTCTGGCCGACGAAGAAGAGCGCCGTGCCCATGTAGTCAATCTGGTATTCGTTCGGCGAACCGCCCGTGGCGTTGGGGTCCGCCAGGGCGGCAATCGTGATCGTGCTGGTTCCGGTGACCCCCAGGTGGCTCACGTCAATCGTGTTGTCTGTGGCGGCGATGTTGTTGCCGGTTTCCACGAAGCGCGTGATCTCCGTGAGCGCCACGCCGCACACGGTGAAAGAGCCGCGATTGCCCTGTGAGCTACTGGCCATGTATGCACCTTACGGAACGAGGATAGTGACGGAACCGCGAACCGCATCATTCACGGCAAAGGTGGTCGAAGACGAAGACACCGTGCAGTTGGAACGAGCGCCAAGCACGGGCAGCGTGACGCTGCTGCTGGCACTGGTGGCGACCTTGGTGCCGAAATACTCAACCGTGACGGAGTAGGTTGCCCCGGCAGCGCCGGAAGCCTTGAGCGGGCGATTCATCGTCACGATCTGGTTGTCGGAAAGCGTGGTCACGTCGATGGTGTCGTCTCCAGCGCCGCCGCCTGCGCCAGAAAACTGCACCGAGTAGGCGTGCAGCGTGCTGCCGCCAACCACGACCGAACCAGTCGAAAGGCTTGCCATTTCAGGTCTCCACCCAGGTCAATGCGTAGTTCTGCGTGACGCTATACACCGGAGGCAACTCCGCCCCGGCCAGCTGCACGAAGTCGTCCGACTCCTGCTCTAGCGAAGCGTTCTGTACTTCCACATTGTTCAAGGTTCCGCCGTACCCATCCAGAACGGAGCGGAACGTATCGGCAACCTCGCGTGCGCCTTCGTAGGTGGTGGCGTAAATCTGCATCTCCATGTTCACAGTCGGCAGGCCCAGCGGCCCGGCGAGCGTCTGCTGCCGCTGGATGGAACTGCGGCGATACACCGCAAACGGCA